GTGCTGCTGACCGCTGGCGTTGACGTGCAGGACAACCGGCTGGCGGTGAGCGTGTGGGGCTGGGGCGAAGGTGAGACGGGCTGGCTGGTGTGGCACCAGGAGCTGATGGGCGACCCAACTCAGACGGAGGTGTGGGGCCAGTTGGACACGGTGCTGGCGACTGAGTGGGATGCAGCAGGCGGCAAGACGTTGAAGCTGGCGCAGGTGGCAATCGACTCAGGCGGCCACTGCACGCATGAGGTATACCGCTATGTGCGCGATCGGTTGAGCCAAGGCGCTGTGGCGATCAAGGGCAGCAGCAAGCGGAACAGCGCAGCAGTGGGCAAGGGCAGCAAGGTGGATGTGAACTGGCGCGGCAAGGTGTTGAAGAAAAGTGTCACGCTCTACATGCTCGGCACCGACACGATCAAGACGACGCTGTTCGGGCGGATGCGGCACAACGAAGCTGGTGGTGCGTTGTTGTTCGGGCAGGCTGCCGACGAAGAGTATTTCCGGCAGCTGACTGCTGAGCGGCAGGCGCTGCGGTATCACCGCGGCTTTCCGATCAGGGAATGGGTGAAGAAGTCGGGCGATCGGAATGAAGCGCTGGACTGTGCGGTGTATGCCTACGCGGCGATGTTGATCTTCAGCCGGAAGATGAACAGGGCGACGATGTGGCAGCAGCTTGGAGAGCAGCTGGAGAGCGGGAAGAAACCGAAGCTAAGATCACAGAAGAGCCCGTCGAATACGGGCACCAGCTTTGTGAGCTCCTGGTGAGGCCGTGACGATTCCCTCCGAGATCCGAGCTGGCGACACTGTGAAGTGGCGCGATGACGCCAGCACCGACAACCTCGGCAATGCAATCGACAGCAGCACCTGGACGCTGACCACCTACCTGCGCACGAACACAGCCAGCGAAGGCGCGACTGTAGTGGGCACGGCCTACGGCACTGGGTGGGAATCGACACTGGCCGCGGCCACCACTGCAGACTTCATTGCCGGCGAGTGGTTCTGGCAGGCGATCGCAACCAGTGGATCCGACAAGGTGACTCTGGGCGCTGGCCAGCTGCAGGTATTGGCACCGCTGGACTACAGCGGCACACCTGGTGCGTTTGATGGCCGCACGCAGCTCGAGATCGATCTCGACGCGGTGCAGGCCGCGATCCGTGCGCTGATCAGTGGCGGTGCGGTCAAGCAGTACAGCATCGCGGGCCGCAGCCTGACGAAGTACGAACTGAAGGATTTGCTGGCTCTAGAAAGTCAGCTGAAGGCGCAGGTGAAGCGAGAACAGGCTGCGCAGCTGCAGGCCAACGGCCTGGGCAATCCCCATAACCTCTTCGTCCGCTTCTGATGGGCCTCCGCACGCAGCTACTTCGAGCACTCGGGTTTCGTCGGCCGCGGCGGCGGATGTATGAAGGCGCCCGCGTCAGCAGGCTGACCAGCGACTGGGTGGCCAATGGCACCAGCGCGGACGCGGAGATTAAGGGCAGCCTGAGCAGGTTGCGCAACCGCAGCCGCCAGCTGGTCAGGGATAACGACTACGCCCGCCAGGCGGTGCGTGCGGTGAAGAACAACGTGATCGGCACGGGCGTGCGCCTGCAGGTGCAGGTGCCGATGCAGCGCGGCAGCGGCCGACTCGATCACAAGGTGAACGATGCGATCGAGATGGCATGGCGCCGGTGGGGCCGGAAGGGCACCTGCAACACGGCAGGCCGGCTGTGCTTCAGCGACATCGAGCGGCTGGCTGTGGCGTCGATGTGCGAGTCGGGTGAGGTGTTCATCCGCATGGTGCGGCGGCCGTTCGGCGGTGGCCAGATCCCGTTCGCGCTGGAGGTGATTGAGTCAGACCTGCTCGACGATGAATACACCGGCGCGAGCACGGTGGCCGGCAACGAGTGGCGAATGGGCGTCGAGGTCGACCGCTGGGGCCGGCCGGTGCAGTACGCCTTCCTCACCAGCCACCCAGGTGACTCACCCTTCGCGCGGCCTGCTGCACCACGCCACCAGCTGGTGCCGGCCGATGAGATCCTTCACCTCTACATCCAGGAGCGGCCGGGGCAGACCCGTGGTGTGCCGTGGTTCGCGTCGGCGATCAAGCGGATGCACCACCTGAGCGGCTACGAAGAAGCCGAAGTGGTGCGTGCTCGTGCCAGCAGCTCGCTGATGGGGTTCATCACCAGCCCCGAGGGCGAGCTCCAAGGCGACGACCTGGTGGACGGCGAACGGGTGAGCAACTTCGAGCCGGGCGTATTCAAGTACCTGGCCCCCGGCGAGAGTGTGACGGTGCCGCAGCTCGATGCACCTGATGGGCAGTTTGAGCCGTTCCTGCGAGCGATGCTGCGGGCGATGGCCAGCGGGCTGGGCTGCAGCTACGAAACGATCAGCCGGGACTTCAGCCAGACCAACTACAGCAGCAGCCGGTTGAGCCTGCTGGAGGATCGCGACAACTGGCGGGCGCTGCAGAACTACATGGTGGAGAACTTCCACCAGCCGATCTATGAAGCGTGGCTCGAGATGGCGGTGCTGAGCGGTGCGCTGCCGCTGCCGAACTATGAGGCCAACCCGGAGCGCTACCTGAATGTGCGGTGGATGCCGCGCGGCTGGAGCTGGGTGGATCCGGCCAAAGAGGTTGATGCCTACGCGGCCGCGGTGCGCAACGGCTTCAAGACGCTGGCCGACGTGGTGGCCGAAGGCGGCGGCGACCTGCAGGATCTGTTGCGTGCGCGGAAGGCTGAGCTCGAGCTGATGGAAGAGATGGAGCTGAGCTTTGATACCAGCACCGGCATCAGCGAAGCTGAACCCGAGCCTGCGGCCCCGGCGCCTGCTGAGCCTGAGGAGCCTGAAGACGAAACCGATGATGAAGACGAGGCCGAATAAAGTTGCAGCAGGCCACTGGTAGACCGATGGACATCACGCGCGACCTAGAAGGTCAGATGCTCAAACGAGCGGAAGTCACCGACTTTCAGATCGCTGAAGACGATCGCACGATCGAGTTCCCCTTCAGTTCTGAGTATCCGGTGGGCCGGTACTTCGGCGAGGAGATTCTGAGCCACGAGCGTGGCGCTGCTGATCTGAGCCGTCTGAACAACGGCGCCCCGCTGCTGTTCAACCATGACCCCGACCGCGTGATCGGTGTGGTTGAGCGCGGCTGGATTGATGACGAGAAAAAGCGCGGCTATGTCAGCGTGCGGTTCAGCCGCAACGCATTCGCTCAGGAAGTGCTCGCCGACGTGAAGGATGGCGTGCTGCGAAACGTGAGCTTTGGGTATCAAATCCGCGAGATGGATCAACGCGGAGAAGGCGAGTTCGTAGCTACTTCCTGGGGAGTCCACGAAGTGAGCGTGGTTAGCATACCGGCAGACCCAACGGTCGGCGTCGGGCGTGCTCTCGACGCTCAACCCGCGGCCCCTGCCGCACCACAAACCCCTGAACCTCAACCTGTGGTTGAAATGGAAAACACCCCTGACATCTCAGTGGTGCGGGCTGAAGCGGCTGCCGAGGCTGCTAAGGCTGAGCGCACTCGCATCGCCAGCATCACCGCGCTGGCCGACAAGCACGGCATGGCCGACCTTGGCCGCCAGTTCATCGAGTCCGGCCGCAGCATCGATGAAGCTCGCGCCGCCGTGCTGGAGAAGCTCGGTGAGAAGCCCGTCGATCCGGTGAAGCCGGTTGAGATGGATCAGCGCGACAAGGCTGGCTACAGCATTACTGCTGGCATCCGTGCTGCACTGACCGGCGACTGGTCTTCCCGTGAGGCCGGCCTGGTGCGTGAGATGAGCGAAGAGGTGATGCGCACCTCCGGCCTCGAGCCCACCGGCAAGCGTTCCTTCTTCGTGCCTTTCTCGGCACTGCAGCAACGCGCCACCTACGTGACCTCTGGCGCCACCACCGGCGGCAACCTGGTCGCCACTGATCTGCTGGCCGATGAGTTCATCGAGGCCCTGCGGAACAACTCGATCATGCTCGGCCTGGGCATCCGCACGATGACCGGCCTGGTGGGCAACGTGGCGATCCCCCGCCGCGCATCTGTCGCCAACACCTACTACCTGAGCACCGAGACCACCGCGATCACTCAGTCGGAGTCCACCTTCGACCAGATCACGATGGCGCCGAAGAACCTGGCAGCGCTGTCCAAGTACAGCCGCCAGACCCTGCTGCAGGGCACCCCTGGCATCGAGCAGCTGGTGCGTCGTGACCTCACCGATGGCATCAACCTGGCCATCGATCTGGGCATCCTGAACGGCTCCGGTTCCTCCGGCCAGCCCACCGGCATCATGCAGACCTCTGGCATCGGCTCGGTGGCTTTGGGCACCAACGGCGGCCCCATCACCGTCGAGTCTCTGGTGGATCTCGAGGAGCAGGTGCTGATCGACAACGGCGCTCTGAACCGCGACAACATCGCCTACGTGACCAACGCGAAGGTGCTGGCCGAGCTGAAGAAGCTGCGTGCAGGTGGTTCCACCACCGGCGATGGCCCCTTCCTGGTGAACAATCAGCTCGACGCCCTTGGCCGCGGCGGCACCCCCACCTCGGTGAACGGCTACCCGCTCTATGTCACCAACCAGGTTCCCAGCAACCTGACCAAGGGCACCAGCTCCGGCGTGTGCTCCGCGGTGCTGATGGGCGACTTCAGCCAGGCCATGGTGGGCTTCTGGGGCAACGGCCTTGAGATCACCGTGGGTGAGGACAGCGACGACTTCAGCAAGGCTCTGACCAGCGTGCGCGGCATCGTCACCTACGACGTGGCTGTGCGGCACGCCGAGAGCTTCGCCGCCATCCTCGACGTGACCACCTGATAGGAGAGGGGGCCGGGCAACCGGCCCCTTTTGATCTGATGAAAGTTCTGATCAAGCGCACCTGCGCCGCTCAAGGTCAACACCTTGAAGAGGGCAGCAGCTATGAGCTCGACACTGCAGTGGCCAACGACCTGATCCGCATGGGTCGGGCTGTTGTTGCACCGCCCGAGGTGAAGGCACCCCCTCGCAAGGCCAAGGCCAATGGCGCTGACTGAGGATCTGTCGGTCTTCCTGAATGACTTCGGCGTCAGCTGCACGGCTGGCGCCGTTTCTGCATTGGGCATCCTCGATATGCCTACGCAGGTGCTGGCCGGTGATCAGATCCTGAGCACCGACTACACGCTGACGGCCAAGGCGTCGGACTTCGGCAACCTGCTCTATGGCGACGCGATCACTGTGGCCGGTGTGGCCTACACCGTGCGCGAGGCCAGACTGATCGATGATGGCGCCTTGGTCGAGCTCGGCCTGCAAAAAGTATGACTGTTTACGGATCCTCCGGCGAGCTCAACCGGAACGTCTACCACTTCGCTGAGCTGACAGACCTGGGCTCAACCGAGTCTGTGATGGTGCATGGCTCCCATCTGACGTTCGTGCATCGCGTCACCGGCAACGTGACGATTCAGGACGAAGGATCCCTCGACAACGTGCACTGGTTCGCTATCGACA